ATTTCGTCATGGCTTGACCTTGACAGAGGTATGAGGTTATCTTCTGTATAAAACAACTCCGGATTATCCTCAGCTGTAACAATATGATGTACAGTGTGCGCGTACTCAATGCGTCCATGCAAAAATGCCCAAGGATCCAAACCATTGTAGCGTGCTATTATCACAGCTCTCAGTGCTTGCCACCTTGCCCCCCGATATAATTTTCGCGTTCCAGTCGGGGCGTCATACTCCCTTTTGTACCCGCAATCACATTTACCGCCTGCCTCGTATCTTTTTCCGCAGTGGGTACATCTTTTATATATCATGTGTGTCCCCTCCTTTTTTGTAAATAAAAAAAGACAGCCGTACTTGACTGCCTTTTTTTGAAAAATAAGAAACTAACAATATAGGGGTACAAATGTCAACGAACTTCTCTTTTGCCAAGGGCGGAAACTTATGTCCGCCCAAACTCAAAAGAAGGATTTATGAAAAAGTATACCAGTGTAAGGAGCTTTTACTTAACTCTTTACGTGTACAGTATAGCACTGTCAACATGTGAATTTATATGACTTGTTTTAAAAAGAGACAAGTTTTTTTCTTGCCTCTTTGCTTTTCTTACTCACTTACAATTCTATCTGCAACACTCTTTATTATATCCACTATCTTCTGCTTTTTAACTTCTATATAGTCTACAGCTTTCTGAAAGCTTTCCCTTGCCTCTTCTGAGTTATCATCCTTTAATGCTTCTTCTGCCTTTCTTGCCTTTCCTTCCGCTCTCTTTAAGCAAACATAAGCAAATTGTATATCGTCATCGTCAACCATGATGTGCGGAAAGTTTTTATCGTTGCATACCCAAGCTGCAATATTTCCATTTGCATCTACTGCACTCTTTGGAATGTACTCTGTTTTAATCTTATCCGGATTTGATGCGCTCTTAAAGCTAATCTTGTAAGCCTTTTCGCTGTAGTCCTGTAAATACTTTCTGTAGTCTATAAATGCTGTGGTCTCTGTTGTGTAATCTTCTCTTTTTAATACTTCCATTTTCTTGTTCCCCTTTCATGTTGGAGGTTTTTGTTTACCTCTCTTAACTGTCCTTATTATATCACGCATTGCGTGTAACGTCAACAGTTTGAGAAAACTTTTTTATTTATTTTCTAGTTCTATAATCCTATACATCATATCAACTATATACCCCCTGATCTCTCTCTTTCCGTACTCCCAGTCTTGTATAGTCCTGAGCGGAATCCTGAATCTTTCCGCAAATTTTGCTTGAGATAAGCCAAGCTCTTTTCTTAATTCTTTCAATCTTTCTTTATCATCCATTATCGTACCTTGCTTTCTTTCTTCCGATGTGCTAATCTATATTCGCCTTTCTTTTAAGGTTTGTCCTGCAGGTTTGTCTTGGTCGGCTCCTGCAGGACTTTTTTATTTAAGCAAATCTACTTCTTGATATCGCAAGATTTACATTCTCATAAAAGGTTATTTCATCATAACACGGCGCCCACCTTTCGCCATCTCTGTTTCTCAGATCCTGACGAACCTCTATACCATCTGCCATCTGTCCAACAACATATTTCTGTTTAGCGCTCACTTCGTTATATTCTTTCACAGTTTTCCCGTCCTCTAGCATATTTACATGCCTGATGCTTATACCTTTATAAGCCTCTTTTTCGCTTGACTCTATCAGTTTGCCATCAGCTATGTCATATATCGCAACAACTTTTGCTCTATCTGCATATGTCTTATTTTTCTCTAGCTTATATGTAGTTGCATCAAGCGGAATTTCAAATTCTACAATAACTTCTTTACTGATATCCTCTTCTTCATAACTCTTTTTGTCGTCATACTCCTTGACTGTGAAAGCCACACATTTCTTAAATCCTCTAATCTTTTTAACTTCTTTCATTTTTATACCCCTTTTATTTTTTATTTATACCCGGTAGCACCTTTTTGGTGCCGCCGGATTATTTTTATTTTTACGCTGCTATTACTAAAGTTCTGTTTACATTCTCTTCATTTTCAAGGCTTGCTGTAATGCTTATAAGCTTTCTTCCGCATTCATCTGTGTAAGTTTCAAACCATTCAAGGTTTTCGTTGTTCTCAAGTGCCTCAGCCTCTGCTACTGTGATAACTTCGTAATTTCTCATATCTGCTACTTCATTGTATAAATTTGCTCTCATTTTATTACCTCTCTTTTCTTTCTTACAGTTTGTTTTGCTTGGTCGGCTCTGTAAGTTGTTTTCTTGTTCCTTATGGTTATATAATAACACGCATTGCGTATAATGTCAACACCTTTTTAAAACTTTTTTTGAAAAAAATAAAAAAGTTGCCGACATGATATCAACAACTTTTTCCAATGTGGTTATATTCTTTTTTTGTTACAGTAAACTGAAAACTTTACATTCCAATCTGGTTAAATTCTTTTAACAACAAACTTAAAAACTTTACATTCCAATTTGGTGTTATTCGCTTTCTTAAAAGATAGCTCTTTTTTATGTCAAAGTCAAGCGCAATATCTTTCGCCGTGCAGTCTGTCAAACTCTTTCAATGCTTCACGGTGCAATACCAAAACCCACCTTGTACCGTAATTCATCTTCTCTGATATCTCCCCGAATTTCAATCCGGTTATGTATCTCATAATCAGCAGGCTTCTATACCTCACGTCCCCTATCGCGTCTATCTCTTTGCTTATCTTCTCTTGCAACTCTAGATATATTTCCATCTGCTCTCTAATATCTTTTTTTAGCTCTATCACCTGTATGACAATTACTGCAGTCTTGTCATTGTCATGACTTGTCTCAACCTTGCAATCGCTCAAAGTGCTACTTACCTTTTTTGACATTGCATCAAGTCTTTCACACTCAAGTCTTTTTGCTTCGATAAGTCGCTCAAGATTTAGCAACTGATTCAAATATTCTTTTGCTGTCATTTATCACCTTTCCGAATCCGCCCAAGCTTAAATGCGCTCTCATAAGCTCTAAGTAACTAATTTTGCCATTTATAGTACACTCTTCTCTGAGTTTCAGCAGGTCTTTTTCAGCCCGTTCTTTCTCTAGCTTTTCAATAATTTTCCTTGCTTCTTCAGCACTTTCTCTCTCTTTCTCTATGATTTCTGATACAAAAATATCATACATGTATCTAGTCGCTTTGAAATCCGAAAAAAGCATGCTTTTTTCTATGTAATCACGACAGTACCCTTTTTCTTTTAGTAGTTCTTGATTTATTTTTGCTTTTTTCCGCTTAGTTGTGCATACCTTCCACCTGCTTGTTTGATATGCACAAGTATCACAACATTTTCCCATTACTCACCTCTTATATATCTTTCTTGATTTTTATTAAATCACTGTTCCATGGAACATATGTCATTCCAATCCCCTCCTTTGATTCAACCTCTATAGAAGTTGGGAAATTGGGAGCAAAGCCTGGTAAATATGTAGTTTTTACAATTTTAAGGTCTGTCATGTGATTTATCTCACAAAGAGTAGCATCTTCGACATTGTCGTATTTATAGCCACAGTGTTCACAAATAAACCATATTTCTTTTCTCATCACTTTATCCCTCCCATTCCGAGCATATCATCTTGTCATCTACAAAATCGCCGCACTGATCACTTCTTGTGCAAACACATACCCCTGCGTGCACAAAATGTTCTTTGTACCAACTGCAGTTTTTACAAGTTTTACTACTGTCTTTTTCCGCCTTAATCCTTCTCATCTGCCTTTTCAGCTTCTTATCGACGATAAGCGATACAGTCGTCTTGTCGCCTTCGTCGTCAAGTAGCTGTGTAAGCATAATATGAACATCAGCTATTTCTTCCAATACCGCCCTTGAGTGGTTTTCTTTGCCATCAAGGATATCTTTTTGCAGTGCGACTATAAGCTCTGCAAGCTCTTCGATTGCCTTTGCTTTTTGATGTTGCATGCCGTAATGATTTAATATCTGCTTTGCTTGCTCTTCAATCATATTTTCTCGCTTCCACCCAATACCAATTAACAAGGTTTATAACTGCCTGTAATGCCTCTTCTCCGATTTTATCATCTGCCACATCATCCTCTATCTCAAATTCTAATTCTATGCCAGTGTCAGGAATATTTGCATTTGCGTATACAAGTATTTTTCTCATACTCACCACCTCACTTCAGCAACTCATCTAAATTTTGATAAGCTTTTGAAATTTCGTCATCGTACTCAGTAATTTGATCTATTAGCTTTTTCTTAACCAAATCTTTTACCGCCTTTATATCGTTGTCATGTAGAGGCATAAGAATATTTTCTCTGCATCCTCCATTGTCACTATATCCTTTAAGCGATATATGTTGAGGTTGAACAGTATCTAAGAACTCAAGCATGTCATTCACTTCTTCCATCAAGTTTTTGTAAGTTCCTATCCTTCTTTTAAGATTGTTTATTTTATCAGTTTTGTCTCTTAACTCTTCTTTTCCCTTATCTTCCATAGTTTTATCCCCACTATTCGACTTGTATTTTCCCTTGCATCAGATCAGGTAGCAGCGCATCTCTAAACTCTGCCAAAATCTTATTTTCCTCGTTGTTTAAAAACATCATGTGATGCTTCCACATTGATACAAATACTCCAAGCAGTTCAGGAAACACTTTGTCACTTCTACATTCGACTTTAAAAATTGCAGATTTTGTAAATGATATATAATCTTCTTTATCTGCTTTTTCGCCCACTACCTTGAAACTTTTCTCGATATCGCTTTCTTTTTTATTTGCATACGCATTATATAGTCCTAAAGTTTTAGCCAAAGTCTCATTTACTGTAATCTTAAGCGCGTTTTTGCTCTGCATTATGCGATTATAGTCACTTGCTATGTCTTTATAACTTCTGTGTACCTCTTCCACCTCAGCAGATGTTATGTAGTCCTGTGGCCTTATTGAGTAGTCCTTACTTGCCATTGTGTCTATGCTTACGCATTTAGATATTCCTTCTATGTCCTCGCAGTTTCTTATAATTGCATCTATCTTCTCTATAGCCTCGTCATTTAATACATTAACTTCTTTTTTGTATACTCTGCCTTCGTGTGAAGCTCCGCCAAATTGTCCTCTTTGCTCTCTGATTTCTTTTTCAGCCATTTCCCTTGCGTCTACAAAAACAACTTTTTTCGTAGTCTTGTTTTTATTAAAAGACAAGATGCAAACAGGTATACTTGTAGACTCAAACATGTCGCCCGGTAGTAACACGACAGCTTCAAGGTAATTATCGCTTACAAGCGTTTTTATTATGTCACTTTCCGCTTGCTTTGGACTCAATACTGAAAGCGGTAGCAAAAAGTAAGACTTATCAGCTACATTTACTCCCGTAAGTATAAAAGCATAATTTGCATTGCTTTTCGGTGGTATACCATAACCCATAAATCTTTGGTCAAACCCTGCCATAATTGGCGGTTCCCACTTTAGGTTATACGGCGGATTTGATAGTAATACACTCCCCATACTTTTCTCCCTTCTTTACTTCCCAGCTTTCATATACTTCATTTTTCAATACATCTGCCCTCATCACTGTAGTCTCTATGTTTCTTACTGCTAAGTTGTACAGCAGATATGGGATTACATTCTCGTCTAATTCGTATAGTAAAAATCTTTGGTTGTGATTTTCGTTCCACTTTTGAATAGTCAGCGCGCCACTGCCTGCGCAAAGATCCATTACAATATCACTCTCCCCTGATAATTTAGCTAAAAGCTTCCCAAGGCTTGCAGGTGTATAATCTTGTTTCTTTTCCTTCCTATCAGCTTCGTGATACTGATAAATCTTCTGTAGCCAATCTTTTGACAAGTCGCCATTTACAACTTCTTCAAATGCCTGCATCTTCTCATAATTGTCAAGATTTTTCATCAATGCAGATCCTAGGTCTTTTACTTCTGCAACTTCAAAGATTTCTGATACTTTCGACTTTAAATCACTTAACTCCATCTACTCATACCTCCTTCTACTTTCTTTATGCATAAGCTTTACTCTGTCAGTCAGCTTAAAACCCGCAAGGTTGACAATGTATCTGATGTGCTTAATTAGTTCGTCATGTTCAGCCTGCTCCTTTAGTTGTCTTTTCTTAAAATCTTCCATGGATACGATTGCCTTATAGGCCGTGCTATCCTTGTAGCCTTCAGCATTATGTTTGATATCGCTACTCATTTGCCTCCTCCTCCACCTCCGTCAACATTTCTTGTATCTCTTTTACGCATTTCAACGCCTCAGCATTTCTCTGCTCTAATCTTTTATAAATCACCTCTATAGCCATTTTTGATATATCTATAAAGTCGGAGGTAGGCAAGTTCGGCAAAAACTCTCCACCTCTCCACCCATCAGAATGAAAAGTAATATAAATATTTTTATTTTGAATCCATTCTTTCAGCGCCTCTATATCTTCGTACTCTCCTCTGTTTTGGTATAATCCATAACTAGTTTCACTGAGCAACTCACAAATCTTTTTTGCCTTCTCTCTTCCTTCGTCCATCTTTCACCTCACGCATAGTATTTTATTTCATTTCCCTTGCATATATATTCACTTTTAAACAAGGGTTTTACTTCGCCATCTTCCTGCAACTCGTAAATCTCCATGTCCATCTCCTCAGCCATTTTCTTCTCAAGCCTTGCACCTTTCGATTTTTGCCACCCTTTAAGCATGACCATTTTGTCTGACATTCCTACAAGGCTGTAGCATAGCTCCATGTATTCCTTGTGAGTGCCATATGGCAGGACATTGCCAAGTCGTGCAGGATTTACTACATCACAGCGCTTAAATTTCTTGTTTGCTCTGATAGCGTTTTCTGCCCTTAGAAAATTCAGCAGGTAATTTTTTATGCCCGTGATTGGTCCGGATAGGTATATTCTCATTCTCCCTCCTCTCTGACTTCCACCCACAGTCCACTTTTTCCATCTTTTCTGTAGCAGAAATCTGTATCCTTGTTCTCTTTTGTCAACCTGTGCATAATCTCGATAGCTTCATCAGAACTGCTGCACTTGATATATTTAACTTTGTTCATTCGTCTTATATGCTCCTAATTTTAGCCACGGTATGCCTAGAAGGCATTTTTATTGCCTTAGTGATACTTTTATCCACTGTGCTATAAAAACATCATATAAAGCATTTTGTAGCGCCATTTTATTGTTTGCTATTTATTTGTTTATTTCTTCGAGCACAACCTCAACCCTTGCTTTTTCGCCGTATAGCTTTTGCACTATAAGCAAACAGACTTGTGAGTCGTCGTCGTAAGCTACGCCGTTTAGCGCATCAAGTATGCTTTTAGCCAAATTGTCGCTATCAATTTTCTTGATATAGCTTATATTGCCTTTGAGCATCTGCTCCCGTTGTTTTTTGCTTATCGACTTCGGAGGCTCAAAGTAGCCGTATATAGTCGCACTGATAGCACCTTTAAGTTTTTCTTTGCTTACAGCTCTGTAAGATATCCTGACTAGATTCTCATACTCTTGAGTCTTTTGCGGAGTGTATGTCCTTACGCCTGTGTAAGTTCTTGAAAAACGTGGTCGCTGTTTGCCCACAGGTTTGCCGGGTACTATGAATTTAACCATCTTTTTATCCACCCTCGATCACCTTCAACTCTCTTAAAAATTTGTCATTCATCTCTGCATCTATCTCATCGCTTCTCTGCTCAAAGTTGTTAAATTTTGACCTTGCAGCAGTTACCGTTGTAGGCTTTGCGCTGTCTTGCTGTCTTGCAAGCCAAGCGTTTACAAAGCGCTTCATGCCCGACTTTGTCTTTCGCTTGGTCGGGTTAGCATCTAGCCACCCTATCATTTTTCGCATTTCCTGCTCAACATCTACTGCAGGATATAGGCTTTTATAGCTATCTATGTCGTTCTGATAGAACGGATAAAGCTCCCCCGTATTTGTGCAAAGCTCAAAAACCGCTTTATTTTCTTCCACCTCCACAACATTGATATTTTGGGCTCCGCGCTTATAGTTATTAATAATTGGTTTAGAGTTGGTTTCTTTTTCTATTTGGTTTCTACTTCTATTGGTTTCAGGCGGTGGATTTCCGTTATTCACCGTTGAAAGTTCTATTCCACCGTGAACCACCGTGTGAAAGTTTTTTTCAGTATCGATAGGCTCAGGACACTTAGATTTTTTTGTCTGTATCCTTTGATGTTTTCCCCAAGTCGGGAAGTATAAATATATTTCATCCTCAACCCTGTAAAGCCTTATTAAATCTACACTTTGCAACTCTTCAAGGCCTTTTTCTATATGCTTTGTCGTGACGTCTTTTCGCCTTGCAAAGCAAAAGCCTTTTAGCAAATCCGGATCCGCGTTACCTCTGCCATAGTCGTCTACATATGTGAGTAGATAAGTCCAAAGCCTAAAGCAAAAATCACTTAACTCATTTACTTGCTTGTCAGTCCTGATTGACTCTTTAATCATTCGATTACCCATTGCAACTCCTTTATATCAAAGCAAAGAACCCACTTTTTTAGTCGTGACACATAAAAGAAATTTGTACATACCTAGTCTTTAAGCAATGTTTATAGTTTCTTTGTGAGTCCTTTGCCTGATGTCTTTATTGCTCGAAAAGTGCAGCGGCTACGTCGTCCTGATTACTCTCTTCTTTTGCTTCTTCTGCCTTTTCTACTACTTCGCCGTCAATGATTTTTTCGGGCTCATTTTCTGTATAATTATTCACTTCTTCCTCAACTTCGACATATGACTTGCTACCGTCCTCGTTCACGATTGCCATATCTGCATCTATAGCAGTTACAAGGTCTATGCTCATAATTCCCCACTTGCTTATAAGTTGTCTGAGCATTGTTTTATATGCCATACCGTCAAAGTCTTTTGACCAAAAGGTGTATTGGTTGCCTTTTCGCTTATCTGCTGCATATCCGGCAGAGTACTTTATCGCGTGCGCTTCCATCTTTGCCCTGCTCCAGTACATCGCCTTTTTAAAGCCGTTTGTATACTCAAACATTGCATAGTAGCCAACTGTGGTTGCCTTTTCTCTTTCCTCTTCATCCTCTATCAGATTTACTTCTATTTCTTCGTTAAGTGGATCATATCGAACAAGCTCGCCCTCTTTTATTGACAGCACATTGATTTTTTTGTACTGTCCTGACCTGATAGCAAGCTGCAAATATCCCTTGTACCCAAGAACAAATTGAGCAAGTGTTGTGCCTTTATTTTTATCTTTAAAAGGTACTAAATAATACTGTCCAAGCTGTGGACTCGGTGAGAGATTAAGACTCTCGCCAAGTAGCGCCCCTGATAAGATTGAAGAGTTCGTGCACTCTTGAAGCATAGTATTGTTGTTTACCGCCGACACTATTGAGCTTATAAAGCGCGTGCCGTTTTTACTTCCAACAACTTTATTTATTTGTTCCTTGACTGCATCTGCTGTCAGGTATGCTGTAAAGCCTGTCGCTTTCTTTTTTGCTACTAAACTATTCTGTACTGCCATTTTTATACTCTCCTTATTTTGATATTATTTAACTTTAGCCATGCAGCTAACATTTTCGCTTCTTCTGTGCTTAGATAAGCTTCGAAAGCCGTCCATTCTCTTTTCACATCTGTAGCGGGTTCTTCTGCTTCCTGTGAATCCGGAGCAACTTCTTTAATTTCTTCGCTCTTCTCCTGCTCCCTTTTCTCTTCTTCAACTTTCTTTCTCTCTGCTATATCGACCATATACTTTGCTTTTTCAAGCGCTGTATTGAGATTTAAAGTCTCTTTGTAGACTTCTGTAGCTTCGAAAGTGTAATCTTTCAATTCTGCTATCGTCTTAAGATTGCACTTAACAGAATTAAAAATATTATTTATGACCGTTTCAACCTGCTTTAAGGAAGTAGAAGCGTTTAAAAATTTATCTTCAAAAACCTGTTCAAAGCTTATAAACTCCAACTCTTCGCCTGCTTCAGTCTTTAATTTTTCAAAAAGCCCTTTTACTTCTTCAAGCTTCTTTTTCTTTTTTTCTTCCTCGAAATCTTTTATTTGTGTATCTATCAGACTAACCGGCTCTTTTATAAGTGCCAGCAGGTCTTTTATTTGTGCTTCAAATTGCTCATACGGCTGTAAGCACTGCTTTTTAATCTCTTTTCGCTTGCTATCTATAGCAGTCGCTAAGGCATTAAGTTTTGCCCTGTCGGCTTTAGCTTCTTTTATCTGCTCTTCTGTGTATACAAGTCCTTTGTAATCTTCAAGCTTTTGCGATAGCTCCGCCTTGAGTTCGTCATAATTCCACTCAATCGCTTTTAAAAAGCCGTTTTCTTCGCTTGGGTTGTAAATTTTTAGTTCCATCATTCCTCCTTTTGCGACATTATTATGTCGCTTTTATTGCTATATTGTCGCTTCCGCCAATATAGACCATTTTGGTGACGTCAACAAAATGGTCGTTCTTCCCGACGTCGGGAAAATAGCCCCTTTATATATCCGGCAGTATTAAGTCAGGCTTTTTTCTTGCCTGTACGCACTGCCAAAACTTTCTTTCTTCTTCTGCTAAGTACTCTATATCTCCCAATACCTCACTTCTTTCGATAAAATAGTGCTTGGTCTGCAGGTATATCTGACCACCGAACTCACTTTTTAGCTGTGCTTTGAGCACCACGAAATCAAATTCAGTGACCATCAAATAATGCAAAACTTGTATAAAGTAATTATCGGGTATCCTATCCCTCCACTTCTCTTTTTGCATACTCTGTAAAATATTGGTCGTTTTTATCTCAAGTATTCCCCTTCGTCCGACCTCATCTGTAAGCTCACCGTCAAGGCTTGCGTGTGCAAAAGGATACTTGCTATTTAAAAACATGTTGTTATCAAAGTACTGCACTTGATACTGTGGAAAGTCTAATCTAAATAGCTCCCTTAGATGCTCCTCCGCCCTAGTGCCATATTCTACATAAGGCTTATGGGATATATCAGGGCTTTCTTTTTGCCCCGTCTTTTCTAAGTAAAGCTCCGTATTTGTCTTATACGGATTTAACCCCACTATTGCGGAGGCATCTGAACCACCTATCCTGCTTCTATGTTTCAGCCACTCTTCACGACTGGCCAGTATCTTTCTTTCTATCATCTCAGTATCATGCTTGCGACCTGATCTGCTGTAAAATCTAGCGTTTCAGCTATCGCCCTTAATTCAAATACAGTCATATCGCCCGGGTGGTCTCTTTTATGAGCCACTGTCTTTTCAGTCTTTCCGATAAGGCTTGCGATATTTTTCGGCTTTAAGCCTTTCAATTCAAGGCCTGCAAGGTATGCGGCTCTAAAATGTCTGTCCATACTCTCCGCCTTGCTTGGCGCTAACCTTGGCATATGTACCCC